CAATATTTAAACAAATTAAAAATACAGTTAACCAATTAAACATATTAAGAGGAACAGATGTTAATGACTAATAAATCGAACACACCCAAACCAAAACCAAAATTTAAAAAGAAACGAAAGAAGAAAAGTAAAATTTATTTTGGAACACCAGTACAGAATGCTGTTATTAGATATAATAGTACTGATAATCCTGCTATCAAAAATAGAATTTATAAAGAACATATTCAGTTTGCATTTAATAAGTTAGCTGAAAATCTAATTCATACTTTTAAGTTTTATTATTTTGATTACCCTCTTGATGAAGTTAAACACGAGGTAGTAGCTTTCCTAGTCATGCAGATGCCAAAATATCAACCAGATAAAGGTAGAGCTTTTTCTTACTTTTCTGTAGTTGGTAAGAATTGGTTAATACTTCATAACAATAACAATTATAAAAAGATGAAGATACATGACCAAATAAGTGTATTAGATTATAAAAGAAATATAACATCTGAACAATCTCTTACTGATAATGACACATTTCAAATGGAATTTGTTGACCAGATGTTAGAGTATTGGGATAACAATATTACAAATATCTTTCGTAGACAAAAAGATATCTTAGTTGCAGATTCTGTTTTAGAACTATTTCGTAGAAGAAAAAATATAGAGAACTTTAATAAGAAAGCTCTTTACATTATGATTCGTGAGATGACTGGTTCTAACACTCAACATATTACTAGAGTTATAAACCAAATGAAAAATTTTTATTTTAATATGATGGAAGAGTTTCAAACAGATGGTAAAATAGATACAGCCAATACAGGTTCAATTTTTTAGGAGAACCTCCCACACAAAACAAAAAAAGGGGAACTTTCGTTCCCCTTTTTTCTTGCCTGATAGTGTAGGACTATCAAACTATTCCGTACCTACTTACGAAATAAACCCACCAACACCAATAAGGCGACAAGCCCAGCGAAACCCGACTCGCCGAACTTATTAATGATGGATGTGAGGTTACCAATAACATTGACACCGAAAATACCAGTTCCGAATATTACTTCAGAAACTGCACCTACGGCAACAAAGGAAACCAATAAATGAACAATGTCATCTATATATCCCTTTACCATTGTTATTACTTCCTTCATGGTTATCTCCCGTTAGTTAGAAAAAAAGGATTTCAGTAGAACTAAAACCCTCGTATATAACTATAACTCGATTCAATAATATTTTTCAGTATATATTTATATATTGTGTTTTTTTGATAACGATATATTTATTACTATATAAAAACATATAGGTTCAACTATGAGTATAGATTATGAAATATTTGATGGTAAATCACTATCATCACTTTTCAAAGACATTTATGATAACACACAGTTTAATAGAAAACAACTTGACGTATTGACAAAAGAACTTGTTCAATTTATTAAAGATGGAGATACTGCAGTACAGATAGTACCAATGATAAAAGAGTATCTTGAAATTAATGTTAAAAACGATGACCAACTTGTTAAGATGGCTGGTATTGTTCAGAGACTTATTTCTGCAGAAGGTAAAGCTGGTTCTGAAGATGAGTTTGGATTGTCTGAAGAAGAGAAAACACAATTGTTGTCTGGTATAGAAGATATGGTAGAAGATATACAAGTAGAGTCTGATAAGATACACAGTAAGATAGAAAATGTAACCAAAGGTAATTAAATGGCATATAGAGAAACTAATGACTTAGAAGTTCCAAGTGATATGAAATTAAGTCGTTTGTCAACACCATCTCAAATTAGTTCTTATATAAAAAAATTAATTAAAGCAACTCAGTACGATTATCGTGAATCAGAAGCATTGGAAGTAAGTGAAGTTTTGTTAAACGATCCTGAAAACAGAGATAGTATTAGAGGAACTTTTATTGTTAGTGGTGAAGATCCAGGTATCGTTAAATCATTAATACCTCACATCACTGCAGTTCCTGTAGTTGGTGAGCATGTTGTTTGTACAGAGTACAATGGTCAATATTATTATACAAGTATTATAAACAGAAAAAGTTCTATTAACGAAAATGCTATTTCTGGTGTGGCTACTAATTTTGAAGACGATGTTAAATTTGGAAAATCTTTTGAAAGAAAAAAAGTAAGACCATTAGAAATAGGAGAAGGTTGTATTTTATTTGAAGGTAGATTTGGTCAATCAATTCATTTAGATGGGCATCAAAACAAATCATCTATAAAAATATCATCTCATGATGATGAAGAAAAAGATGGTGCTTTTAGAAAAGAAAAAATTGATAATGATGATGCTTCAATATATTTATTATCTCGTGGTATGAGTGACAAGTTCGATGGTCAAGATGTTAAAGGAAAAAAAGTACTAATAAAATCTAATGGTATATTTATAAGTGGAGATGATGTTAGATTGGGTAGTTCAGTTGATACAGAAATAGAACCTGTTGTACTTGGTAATAAATTAAAAGAATTATTAGATGAAGTGTTTACTGGAACAATAACACAGAATAACACTACCATAGCTGCAAACACTGCTAAGTTAGCAACTTTAGCAGCAATACAACCACCAACACCACAAACATTAGAAGAAATAAAATCTTTGACTGAACAAAATGTGGAGTTGGGAGAGATAAATTATAAATTACAAACAGCAATAACAACAGCTACATATTTAAGTAGCAAAGTAAAAACAGTATAGGAGTTATTATGACTAAAAAAGACCTTGTAAAAGTAATACAAGAAGTAGTTAGAAGAGAAGTAAAAAAAGAAGTTAAGAAGATATTTATAAAGGAACAAACAACTTCAAAAGATAGTGCACCAGTATTAGCTGACATCGTGGAACAAGAAATTTCACAACCTAAAAAAGAAATACAATACACTAAAAATAAATCTTTAAATGACGTTTTAAATGAAACTGTTGGACTAAGTAAAAAACAAAGTGAGTTTGAAGAATATCCAACATTAGGTGGTGGGACTTTTGACAAGTCAAAAATGCAAGAATTAATGGGGTATGGTCAATCAGACGAGGTAAAACGTGACATGGCTGCAATTGATACTTTAAAGAAAGCTGGTAAATCTGTTGAGGATGTTCCAGAACACGTAACCAATGCATTAACAAAAGATTATAGTGCGTTAATGAAAGCATTGGATAAGAAGAAACAAGGAGGACTTGGATAATGCCAAGAAGTGCTAGAGAAATAGATGTAGATCCAAGAACATATGTTGGATTATCATTCCCATTACGTGCTGATAATAATAATGATTTTGCGTTGACTAGAAATTCAATACAACAAGCTGCTCACAATCTAAGAAACTTATTATTAACACATCCTGGTGAACGAGTTGGTAATCCTGAGTTTGGTTCTAGATTAAGAGAACTTTGTTTTGAACAAAGAGATGACAAACTACCAGAAAGATTGGAAGAGGAAATTATAGATGCTGTACAAACATGGTTACCTTATATAAACATTGTTGATATTGCAACATTATCTGATGAAAGTGCACCTAATAATATTTTTGTTAAAATAAAGTTTTCTACATCACTTAATCCAGAAACTTTTAGACAAATTACAATAGATACTAGTTATACCGCAACTCAATATTAATAGGAAAACATAATGGCAAGGACAACGGTAAAGAAAAATTCAGTAAAAACAGTAAATTATCTTAATAAAGATTTTAATGATTTTAAAGGTAATTTAATTGAGTTTGCTAAACAATATTTTCCAGATACATATAATGATTTTAATGAAGCATCACCTGGTATGATGTTTATTGAAATGGCTGCATATGTAGGTGATGTTCTTTCGTATTATATAGATTCACAATTTAGAGAATCACTTCTAGCATATGCTGAAGAAAAAAGAAATGTTTATAACATAGCTCAGTCCTTTGGATACACACCAAAAACTACAGCTGCATCAACAGCAGTGTTAGATGTTTTTCAAACTATTCCAGCATTAAACAATAAACCAGATTATAGATATGGATTGACTATTAATGCAGGTACTGTTGTAAAAGCATCTTCAACTAATGTAACATTTAGAACACTAGAAGATGTTAACTTTAAATTTTCAAGTTCGTATGACAAACGAGATGTTTCTATATTTGAAACTAATGCTGGACTTCCAACAAAATTTTTATTAAAGAAAAATATCAAAGTACAAAGTGGAGAAATATCAACAGAGTTTTTTGATTTTAATTCTGCAGAAAAATATACTGAAATAAAATTAAGTAATGATGATGTTATAGAAATAATTTCATGTACAGATAGTGATGGTAATAAATGGTATGAGGTAGATTCTTTGGCAAGAGATACTATATTTGAAGAAATGGAAAACAACACCACAAACGATCCTGCATCAGCTGGAGATAGAGAAAATGCAGCTTATATTTTAAAACTTAAAAAAGTTTCTCGTAGATTTACAACTTATATAAATGATAAGGATGAAACAGTTTTAAGATTTGGAGCTGGTGTATCAGATAATCCTGATGAAGAGATAGTTCCAAATCCAACAAGTGTTGGTTCTAGTTTACCAGGCAGTCCTTCATATTTAACTACCGCTTTTGATCCTTCAAACTTTTTAAAGACAAGCACTTTTGGACTTGCACCAGCTAATACCACACTTACTATAAAATATACTCATGGTGGTGGTGTACGTGATAATGTAAACTCTAATGAAATTACTAAGATAACTAGTATTAGTTATAACGTAGAAGACAATTTATTAGTTTCTGGATTAGTTCAAGAATCTAAAGATTCTGTTTCTTTTACTAACCCAAATCCTGCAACAGGTGGTTCGTCTGGTCAAACTGTTAGAGAGGTTAGAGAAAATGCACTTGCACATTTTCAAGCTCAACAGAGAGCAGTTACTAAAGATGATTATATTGTAAGAGCTTATTCTTTACCACCAAAATATGGAACAGTAGCTAAGGTTCATATGTCACAAGATGAACAACTTAGTAAAGCTGGTATGGTTGAGAATTTAGAAAGGGAAATAACTGAAGATGATGTTGGTACAAGTTTAAAAAATTTACAAGTTAATAAAATACCAAATCCTCTAGCATTAAATATGTACACTCTTGGATTTGATAGTAATAAAAAACTAGCACCATTAACACCGACAGCAAAAGAAAATTTAAAAACATATCTGTCACAATATAGATTAGTTACAGATGCAATAAATATTAAAGATGCATATGTTATTAACATAGGTGTGAGTTTTGCAATAATAACAAGAATTGGATTTAATAAAAATGATGTTCTATTACGATGTGTATCTGTTATTCAAGATTTCTTTGATGTTGATAGATGGCAAATAGGACAACCAATAGTATTGGGAGATATTGCATATGAGTTGTCTTTGGTAGATGGTGTTGCATCTGTTGTACCACCTGAAGAAAACAATCCTAAAAAAGCACAAATTGTAATAGAAAATAAATATAAAATTGCAGATGGTTATTCTGGTAATTATTATGATATAGATTCTTCATTACGAGGTGGGATTTTATATCCAGCACTAGATCCAAGTATATTTGAAGTTAAATATCTAAATTCGGATATCAAGGGTAAAGTTCTTGGTGATAACTTAGGAACGGAGTAAATAGATGCATTATTTTACATTTGCAGAAAAAGATTCAACTTTATATCAAGCTAGTGGTAGTTTAAACGCTGGATTAGATGAGATATTAGAAATAAGAAAAGAAGTTAGTGATACTGGAGAAACGGTGAATGTTTCTCGTGTAGTAATGAGATTTAATTTAAATTACATTTCATCATCTATAGTACGAAACACAATAACCAATCCATCATTTTTTTTAAATTTATATGATGCTAAATCAACAGAATTAGCAACCTCTCAAAGTATATATGCTTATCCTCTCAACGGAGCTTGGATAGCAGGACAAGGTAGGTCATATGATAATCCAATAACTGATGAAGGATGTAGTTGGTATTACAAAGACGGAGATACAGATGGTACTCTTTGGCATAGTGAAATTAGTTCTTCAGGTGGACAATGGCATAGTGGAAGTGGTTATGAAGCTTCACATTCATTAAATCATAGAACTACAGATGTAAGAATTGATGTTACTGATATTGTTAACAAATGGTTAGATAATTCAATATCAAATGATGGGTTTATAATTAAAAGAAGTGGTAGTATTGGTAATCTAAATACTGGTAGTGATGAAGGTAACACAACTAGATTTGGTAACTTAGCATTCTTTTCATCAGATACACACACAAAGTATCCACCCACATTAGAAACAGTTTGGAATGATTCTAAATGGTCAACTGGTTCTTTATCACCTATAACAGGCTCAGCTTTAGAAGACTCTGTTATTTACATGAAAGGATTAAGACCTGAATATAAAGAAAGTTCCAAAGTAAGATTTAGATTAGTTTGTAGAGAAAGATTTCCTGCAAGAACATATTCAACAACACCTTCAAATCTAACTGTAAAAACATTACCAAGTGCTTCTTCGTTTTATTCTATTAGAGATGCAGAAACACATGATGTGATTGTTCCTTACGGTAGTGGTTCATTAATAAGTTGTGACAGTAATGGTAACTATTTTAATCTTTGGTTAGATGGATATCAACCTGAAAGATACTATACCTTAGAATATAGAGTTCAAAGTGGTAGTGGAACTGTTGATGAATTAGATCAATATTTTGATGAGGGATTTACATTCAAGGTAACACAATAATGCCATACACAAAAGACGAGTTGCAAAATGTATCTATTTATACTGAGTTTAGAGATAGACTACGAGGTGAATACATTGAAAATTTAATACAAGCAGCATTAAAAAAATTTAGAAATGAAGATGGAGTTTTATTATCATACGAAGACATTGTTAGTAGAGAAGGTATAGAAAATGCACAATTAAGTGAACCTGAATACTCAACACTTGAAGGTCAACTTAATAGGGCAACCATAGAAGAAACAACAGGATATACTAACTTTCAAAATTTAATTGAAGAAGAATCATACTCTATCCAAACAGATGTTATAAAAGCAACTAACAAAGACAGAATGTCAGATAAACTTGTAGATAGAAATATTTCAGAACTTTTACAAATTGATATAATAGATCCTTTACCAGATGGTTTGGAAAATGGTGATACTATAACATCAGATGATGTAACTGATGTTAGGAAATGGTTAATAGATGGAAATCAAAAAAGACCATTTCCTGATTTACAGACTTTTTATGCAATAGGTTCTGAATGGAGAAATGTAAAAACTAAAACTATGGAAATAATAGACAGTATACCAGAAGGGGAGCCTGTAGACTAATGTCAAGTAAAATAAACAAAACAGATAAAGAATTATTAATTACTAATACCCCATTTAATTATTCTTCAATAGAAAATACATATTTTGGTGGATATTTTGGTAATGATTCAGAAGATTATGTTGAAGTATTAATTTATGATACTAACGATAATCTATTGGAGACTTCTGTGGCAGATTCTAATGATTACTATTACGATTCTGAAAAAGGTGGTATTAAATTAAAAACTGGTACTATTCTTAGAAAGTTAGGATATGACAGAGGAAAATTTAAAGTTACATATAACTTTTTAAGAAAATCAGCTGGTTCGTATGAAACTGTTGTAACAGATATAAATGATGAAATTTTTAATGGAGAAGTTGATGTTAATGAAATAGACAATACATTATTTATAAAAGAAAATAAATATATAGTTCATCAAATATCACCATCTAGAACAGAATTAAGATTAGTTATACAAAATATAAGAGATGAAAAGTATGTTAGAGATTTTTATAATTTAGCTAGACGAAAGAAAAAAGTTACTGCAGATACTTCAGAATATAGTAAAATAAGATTTGTTGGTTTACCCGCAGACCAACCAAGTTCAACACAGATTGAATTTGTGCCTCCTGCAGGATTTGCAGATGTAGGTCATTTTGACCAATCAATGACAGGTGGAACTATATCTATACCAAATTTTTTTTTAGTAGATAAAATTTTTCCACCACCAGTACTTTCAGCAGAGGATGTAGGTCTTACGGAGTTTGAAGTAATTTCAACTGAAACAGATATATATCAAGCAAGTTTCTTTTTAGATACAAATGCAGGTGGGCCTTTTGAACTTAAAAAAAATAACTCAGGTAAATTTGGTGATACAAAATTTGCTCCTGCTTACACTAGATTCAAAGACCTTATACTTGGACAAGAATCACAGACTTTTCAACAATGGGATGATGGTGTTGATTTTGAAGGTGATGGTAGAACCTTAGATGATGTTAGAAATTTATCGGATAGTACATTTAATTGTGTTTATTTAAAATGGAAAGATCCTAATCCTGTAATAGATATAGTTAGTAATTCTTTTTTAAGAGCTGATGTAGAAACGGAATACATATGGGAAATAACAGGATTTGATAAAGATGGAAATGATTTTAATGCAATACAACCTAGGCCAATAGGTCAAGATGAAGGTGGTGACTTTCAAATTGTATCCGTGCCAGGTGATGCTAGTTATGCAAATCCTGATTCGCAAAGTATGTTTAGAGCAATACATACCGTAGGTGGTGGTTCAGGTGATGGTAACACTAGAAGTGGTTCTAGACTTAGATTAACATTTTTTAGTAAAAATTGTCACATAGGAATAAAATTAACAATTAATGATAATGTTGCAAATGATTCATCAACACTTCATTTACCAACAATAATTGAGACACACTAATGGCTAGAAAACCATACATAGAATTACCAGATATACTAAAACTTTTACCACCGATGGAGGCTGTTGAAACAGATCCTCAAGTTGGAGGACCTGGTGGTCTATTAAATCAGATAAAAGATTTAAATTTACACGATTATATTTTAATTGATGGTTGGTATGATGATGGGAGTTTTATACCATCTAAGCTTGTTTTATATACTGAACCATTCGAAATAGAATTAGATATAACTGATATAACTTTTAATGAACAAGATGAATTAAGATGGGAAATACTTAAAGATGGTCAAGTAATTCATTCAGAGGGTGGTAGTCCTAGTAAATCTTTTACGCTGTCAAATTATGTTCAAAACGATGTTAATCCCTTTAGTACTAATCAAGTTCAACAATTTGAAATAAGAGTGGTTATAGACCATTATAGAGAAGTAGAAACACCTGGAGGTATCGACTATGTGTTGTTATCAACTAATGCTCAACCAGAAATTGCATTTACTGCAGTTCCAGCACCTGCAGAAGTCGATGCTGATGGAAATATAGCATCAGAAATATTCACGCCAGTTTATCAACCTTTTGTTGCTAAGATTTTATCTGTAGACGAAAATAAAATTACCATAGATTCAAGTTACAATACTATCGTAGACAGAATACAACCAATAATTGAAGGTTCTAAAGAACCAATTGAACAATTTGGAAATTGGATAATAAATAGTAAGTATGGAGATAGAAAAGATTTAAATACATATTTACATTTTGGTGATGATAAAAGATTTTTGGTAACAAATGTAAAGTATGATACTGATTCAGTGCCAATCTTACCGTATTCAATAGTATATAAAACATATGAACCTTTACCAGATGATATATCAGAAAAAGAACAAGTGTATGTTGTAAAAGAAATTTTACCACCATTTACTGAAACTGTTGAATTGTTTCCGTATGAGCAAGAAGACGAAGATGTTTTGGTATTAATACCACAAGAAAATTTACCAGAAAATTCTCCTATTTCAAATAGACCAACTGAATTACAAAGTTTTGATGATTTAACTACATCTGATGCAAGGTTAAAACAAGAAATAATTGATAAGTATGTAAGTGGTAGTCAAAAACCTGTAGAGTTGAGTGTAGATTATTCTCAATATAAAAACTTTATAAACTTTTCATCTGCAGAAAAAAGATTAGAAAATTTTAAATATAAAATAGAAAAAATAGAACAAAACACAGCGTTAAGTGCATCGTTTGCAGCAACTACTAATGGAGCTGCTGATGCTGTTATTTACGAGGATGTAATAAGAGACGTTAAAAGTAATTTTGATGGATATGAAAATTATTTATATAACACAAAATCAACTTATGTTTCAAGTTCAATGGGTGAATTTCACGACTCATCTTGGCCAAAAGGTGGTAGTGGAACATATGCAGATCCATATAAACCATTAAGTTCTTCACACGCAGATTTTACTACTTGGTATGGTTCAAATGCATCTAAGACTGGTCAGATATATAGTGCATCTTTATATGACATAGAAAATCCAAACAGATTAGTTAACTTATTACCACAACATATTACAAGTGATGTTAATAATAGCCAATTTTCAGATTTTATGGATATGATAGGTCAACAGTTTGATGAACTTTGGTCTTACATAAAAGCTTTATCAGATATTTCTGACAGAAGATTAGATTTAAGTGATGGGTTTTCAAAAGATTTAATTTTTAATTTAATTCAATCTTTAGGTTGGACATTTGAGGATGGTAAAGATTTATTAGAATTAAGTAGACATGGTTTTGGTCAAAAATTAAGTGGTGATTCATACTCACTATATACGTCTGGTTCTCTTGATTCTCCACCTGAAGGTGACGTTTCAAAAGAGATAACTAAAAGACTCATTGCAAGTATGCCATTTTTATTAAAATCAAAAGGTACAATTGCTTCATTACGTGGTTTGTTAAATTGTTATGGAATACCAGGAACTATTTTAAAAGTTAGAGAATACGGTGGATTGAGTAAACCAAGTCAAAGAGAACCATTTGAAATATCAAGGAGATTTACTAAAGCATTAGGTTTTAGAGGTAGTCAATATGTTTCAAGTAGTTGGGCTGATGATAGTGATACTAATATGAAACCTCAAACAGTAGAATTAAGATTTAGGTCAGTTAATAGTTCAGACCAAGTTCTAGTTCAAAAAGGAACTGATTGGGCTATAAAATTAAAAGACAATGATTCTACTGATAATTATGGAACTGTTGCATTTGTATTATCAGGCTCAGATGGATATAAAACAGTAAGTTCTTCATTGTTACCTATATTTGATGGTGATTATTATTCTTTAATGTTAAATAAAGAAAAAGTTAATGTTGAATTATTTCCATTTCCATCTTTTGAAACAAATAAATTATTTAATCCACCATTCATCACAGGTTCAGATGGTCAACCTTCCAGTGCAGCGTATGGAAATATAAAAATAGTTAGTAGTTCTAATGTTGCTAAGATAGGAACAAATAGTTTAAGACATGAAAATAGTTCTGAAAGAGATAACAATCAAACATCGTATACATATTTATTTAAAGTTGCAGAACCATCTGGTTCTCTTGGTTCACAAAAAGCATCTTTAACTAATATAAGTCAAAATGAAACTTATACATTTTCTGCATTTGCTAAAGCATCTGGTAGTAGTGTAGATTCTGTTGGTCGTTTACGTCTGTTTGAATTAGATGAAAATGAAAATGTTGTTAATTGGTCTGAAGATACAAACTCTAATAATGAATCTATTACTGCATTGGGTGGTATGAAAACTTCACTACCAATTGGATTAGATGAATCAGAGTGGAGACAAATATCAGTAACAAAAACAATAAGATTTCCAAATACTGCAAAACTAGGTGTTCGATTTGAAAACCTAAAAGCAAACTCAATTATATTTTGGGATGATGTTTCTTTAAGAGAAGTTGTAGATAATACTGATAACATTGGTGATTCGTTTAGTTATAATTTATTTGTTAAAAAATATGAAAGTGGATTAGATAGAACTATATTTTCTAGTAAAACATCTTTAATTATTACAGGATCTAATAATACAGTATCGTCTTCTTATAATGCAGCTTGGACTGGAAGTGATAATTTATTTATTGGTGGTACAGGAACAACTTTTGGAAGTCAGTTAACAGGTTCGTTAATGGAATTTAGATTGTGGAATGAAATATTAAAAGAACAATATTTTGATAATCATGTAAGTAATCCAAAATCGTATATTGGTAACACTCCATCATCTTCATATTACTCACTAGTTACTAGATATTCTTTTGATGATAATACTAGTTTATCCGATGGTACAACTATTAGAGATGTTAGTTCTAATCAGACTACAACTTCTCCTGGTTCTGCTAATGGATTTGGTGGAGTAAATACATTTGAATCTGTAGTTGATGACACAAAAACTTTTGTACCTAATCATGGGCCTAATAGAAGAAATTCAGATAAAATTAGAATAGAAAATAATTTTATAAGTGGTAGTGGTGCAAATTTAAGTGTAAGTGAAAGGTTCGACCATAGTTCTAATGATTTTGCACCAATAGACTCACGTAAGGTTGGTATATATTTTTCACCAACAGATGTAGTAAACGAGGATATAGTATCATCATTTGCTAATTTAGATTTCAATCAATATCTTGGCGATCCTAGAGATAATTTTGAACATCAATATTCTGAGTTAAAAAATATATCAAATCAATATTTTCAAAAGTATTCTGATAATAATGATTTTTGGGATTATATACATTTAATAAAATACTATGACCAATCAGTATTTAAACAAATTAAAAAATTAATACCAATGAGGTCAAAAACACATTTAGGAACTGTAGTTGAACCTAACATTTTTGAAAGACCAAAGATTCCAATACAGAGAAATAATCCATCTTTTGATAGAGTAGATTATAGTTCAAAAATTAATTTAACAAATTTTCATTTTAATGAAAGTACTAATGAGGCTAGTCATTCTGTATTAAAAATAGAAAGTGATTATCCTTATTATGAAGGTGAGATAGATGCTTCAGATACTTTCTTAAAACCAGCATTATATAAGTTTGCAGCTAATGACAATTTTGATGATAGAAATTTATATATAAGTGGTTCAGCAAAATATGGATATCCAGATTTTGTATATCAAGAACCAACTGGAGCAATGGCTGTGAATCAACGAACTTCATTACGTAATTTAGAATATAAATTCTTTTACGCAAATGCTGCTGATTACGATAAGAGTTCTAGATATAGTACTAATCCATTTGAAAACTTTTATAGTTCTAGGTCATTACATTCAACCGATTTAGATACTGAATATCAACATAGTACAGCTCAAAGAAGAATGTTTTTTGAGGGTGTGAAAAACACATCAGAAACCACCATAGATGGTGACTTGCCATTTATCGTAACAACAACTGCACCAACTGTTGCAGTACCAACTACAAAGGGTATATCTAAACTTTCAGTAGACCAAAAAGGTGGTAAAAAGAAAATAAAACCTAAGAAAAAACCTAAGAGATAAAAAATGTTAAAAAAAATTAATCATCGATATTTATTTATAGAAAAGTTATATCAACACACAATTC